CCGGCGGTGCCCCGCCATGATTGCCAACAGCATTGACGTTCCCTTTCGGCGCGCCGCCGAGATTCGGTCTCTTCTCAGGCTGAGCCGCCGAGTCTTGCTGGGTGCATTTTGAAGATGCACCCTTTGGGTGCGACGGGGTGCGCTTCTTGGGTGCACCCTTTTGTGCATCCCAATACCGCTTTTTCCAAGACTTGACCGTGTTCAGCGATACGCCCAGCTTCTTTGAGATTTCGGTGCATCCCATCCCTTTCTTATAAAGGGTGAACGCCTTGTCTCGCGTTTCCATCTACATCGCCACCACTATCCCTCTTTGTTCTGCTCGCCCGGTATTTGGCCTGACGGTTATGTTGTTCCAAAGAAAAAGCGCCGACCCTTTGCAGAGCCAGCGCCGCGCCCCCTCTTACACGATTCTTGCAAGAGCGGTTTTAGAAATCATCATGTTGCCGAGTTCCACGGCCAAGAAAGTGCCAACGAACAGCCCTGCGGCCGTCAGCAGGAACGGCGCTCCCACCATTGCGTACAGCTCCACTCCGATGAACAGAGCCACGGACAAAGAGAGGATAACAGCTTTCCACAAAATCCCCAGTTTTTTCCACGGCCCCCAAACAACAAGGAGATACTCTGCTCCCTCGGCCATCAGACCAAAAGCCACATCGACAGGTCCAAACGGGCTGGTTGCGTTTGCGATTGCGATTCCCAGCAGAACCGCCGGGGCATATCTCTTGTCTTTGAACGGGAGCGCACAGAGCATATTTGCAACCCGGAATTGGATTGCGCCCCACGACAGGGGGTTCAAGGTGGTCAATGCCACATACAGTGCCGCGACAACGGCGGTCTGGCAAAGAGCACGAGTATTTTTCATCTTGCGCCCCTCCCTTATACTGTTACCGTTACATGGCCGTGCACACCGTCGGTCACATCCGACTCGACCTCGACCCAGTAGGGATGAATCTCCCCCGTGAGCCACTGCTTCAGCTTGCAGGCGGCTTCCTCAATGACAAGGCTCTTACCATCCAGCTGCTCGCGGATGAACTCATCGATTTCGCAGTAGTCCGGGATCCACTTCTTCGGGGTGATGGTCACAGTGAAGTTGTTCGTGTAGTCTGCCTTTCCAATAGGGCAAAAGCACCTGCACTTCTGGGTGTATTTGATTTTCGACACCCCATACTCATTCTTGAACTTAGGCATTTTTCTCTCCTTTCGGCTTCTGGACGATGAACGACAGCTCTTTCGCCTCACGCGGGAATGGGATAGCCATAAACGCTGTGAGGAACGCAGACGGGACATAGGACTTCATGCGTTCATAGAAATCCTTGAGCGCCGGCGGCTGTTTAGAATAAAACTCATCCATTTCGCGGACGCTGGTGACCAGACCGACCTCCTGCAGAATACTGAATCCGATTTCGGTCAGCTTGGCTTTCAGTTCATCGTAGCCCCACTCATAGACATGAGCGCGGTACTGGGTCTGATACCCATTGCCAGGGGTGTTCGGACAGGAGAGAAACATCTTTGCACCCGGCTTCATCACCTTGTAGCATTCTGCAAGGCTTTTTGCGCCGTCCGTAGGGTGCATATGCTCAATGGCCGAGGTGTAGATCACAAAATCGGCAAACCCCGCCGGGATGACTTTCGACATCTCAGCAACGTTGCCCAGCTTCCAACCCACCCGGAACGGGTAGTAGGAGGCCAAATCCTTGGGTTCGAGGTTCTTTGCAGTTGCGCCGCGCATCGCTTCCTTGATGTTCGCCTTGCTGATGTCCACTCCAGTGTAGGATGCAATGTCCTTTGCGTAGTAGCGCAGCAGCGGGAGCATCAGAGAGCGCCCACAGCACACATCCAGCACGTTCATCCCCTTTTTCGCCATATGCGCAGCGGCAAGGTGCTGGATATAGTTCATAACGTCCAGATTGGTGAAAAAGCCATCTCTGAACTGCATATAAAAAATCCGCATCTGGTAGGTGGTGCAGAGAATCTTTTCCCTGTCCATGCCATCCTCGACGCGGTAGACGATTTCTTTATCCACGCCATTTTCCTTTCGTATCAAGGTATTTCTGGTACTTTATCCACTCTCTCAACGAGTACTCCCGGCGGCGGCGATAGTCTGCGCCGATCATCCCCTTGGGCGGTCTGACCACGACCATCTCTGTGCCATTGAAGTATGACAGCCCTCCGAAATTGACCTGTGTGGTCCATGTCGTGCTGTCCACGCTGTAAAAGCCGAAACTCACTGCATCCTTTTTGGTGTACCCCAGACCATGCACCCGCACCCCGCAAGAATTTGCATACTGCACCAAACGACGGATATAGCCGTACTCGCTGGGCTGTATGTGCTTGATTGCGAAGCCGCCGATGCCGATATAGGGATAATCCCTACACAGGTGCTTGAACTCGTCCAGACCACGGGAGCGGTGCCAGACCGGAATGCTTTGCTTTCCTGTCTCTGCTTCAAGGCGCGCTCTCATGCGTTTTACAGCGTCATAACCTACGATGGAATCCACATCCAGCTCGAAGAAATGCTGCACGTTGTTGCGGTTGATAAAGTCGATGTACCGACTCAGGTATCCATCCCAATCTACTGGCTTTGAAGACGCTTCTATACCGTGCATAAAAGTAAATGCCCCGCTGTCGAGCAGGAACATTTTCCATTTTGGAATTTCTTCGATTTGCCATGGTCGGATGTAAAAGAAGCTCTCCAGAACGTATTCTGGGCGGTACTCTTTCACAATCTTCTCGGCCGGGAATGTACCTGCCAGACATAGCCTCATGTCTCAAACCATTCTCCGCAATGCGGACATTGGATGAGCTTAGAGCCGCTCTGCTGCGGCACAGCGAGCTGAGAAGATTCCGGTTGGGTAGATTGCTGGGTCTCGGCGCTCTGCTCTGCATCGGCCGCTTTGGGCGGCTGTTGGACGGGTTCCGTAAAAAACTCCTCGAAGTCGGCATCCTCCACTTCCCGAAGAAGCCCATCAAGCTCCACTTCGCTGAAGCCCGTGTCCGTCAAATCAACGTCCAAGGCTTTCAGCGCGTCCATTTCGGCTCGGAGAATATCATCATTCCACGAAGAAGCCTCAGCCACCTTGTTGTCTGCAATGCGGTATGCGCGGATTTGCTCATCCGTCAGGTCATCGACCCGAATACACGGCACTTCGTCCATGCCAAGCCGTTTTGCGGCCTCATAGCGGGTGTGTCCTGCGATGATAGTTCCTTTTCCGTCGATGAGGATGGGGACACGGAAGCCAAACCGCTTGATGCTCTGCGCAACAGGCTCAATGGCCGCTTCGTTGTTCCGGGGATTGTTCTCATAGGGATGGATCTGCGAAATATCCTGATACACTACTTGCTGATTCATTTTTTCTCCCTTCTTTGCTATCCCGCTGGCGTTGCGGGTCAAATTGGGGAGCGGCGGTTTTCTGCCTCCTTTCCGGGCATAAAAATACCCGCTCGGTGGCGAAACCGGGCGGGCAATGCGCTATGATTAGAATTTTACGGTATTATTCTACCACATTTTTCATGCCGTGTAAATGACATGATTTTGACATCGGCCTACTCCATGTCCAAGGCATCAATGCCGAACATGAGCGCCGAGATTTTTTCAACGGCCGCGTCGTGGTCTCGGTATGCCTGACGGGTGCTCACGCCCTCCAGCGCCGCAAGCTGCTCAATGGACTTGGCCTCGTCGTCAATGTACATCGCTTTGATGATGCGGTAGCCGCGCTTATGGGCCTCATTCTTGCTCTGTTCGCAGTACGTCTCGTACAGGGCCAGCATCGAATCAATATGACGAACCATGATTTTTGTACGGCGGCAGGAGTTGCGGATTGATTCGACCGTAATCGTGTTATTGCGCTGAAGCATCATATCAAGCAGTTCCAGCGCGGTTTCTTCTTCCTTACCGTCATGGTCACCCGTTTCGTCCGTATAGACCGCACCCGTGCAGTGCTTCTTGAACATCCGATAGTTTTTCAGCAACAGCTTCGTATTTCGAAGCCGACGGTCACAGCGGCCTGCGGCTTTGCGGGCCTGTTCTGCGATAACTTCCTTGGCGCCCTCACGAGCAGCCTTTCTTGCGGTTTCCTGAATAACGGCCATCATTTCTTCCGGGATAGTCATTTTGCGCACCCTCCTGTTCTATCGTTGCCAAAATACATCAATTTAGGTATAATAGACTTGCTCTATCGGGGGATTGCGCAAGCGATCCTCTTTTTTATTACTCAGATAGATTTCATCCTGCGGGTCACCTCGCTCTGACTCAAAACCGCCAGCGGCACACGCTTGATGCCCCGCTCTGCCGCCATCTTAGCCGATACGGCCTCCATCGCCCGCAGCATATCCGCACTCTGGGTCTCTGCGAAGCCACCGGGCAGGATATGATTCTTGCTTTCCCGCATATCGTTGACTTTGAGTTCTTCCTGCAAAGCCTGTTCCGAACAGCGGCGAAGCAGCTCCATTGCGTAGGCTTCACCGTCCTGCTCTACCCATCCGATGTACTGCCGGTAATTATCCAGCGTTTCCCGCTTCAGGCGGGCAAGCCGTTCCTTACCGAAACCGAAGGTCAGGTGCGTTGTCGCCGCCATAACCAACCATGCAATTTCTGCACCCTCATTCTGGGCCATGCGAAGCTGTTCTTCCTTGCGGTTGCGCGGGGCCTTGGTCTGCGGAAGCCGGACCTCAAAATCACAGATGCCCTTCAAGTCCTCCCGCATAGCATCCGTTGCGCTTTTGCGGTTCTCGGTCAGGATTTTTGTTTTGTACCGCTGCTGAAACTCGTGCATTTCATTACAGGCCCGCTCTAGGCGCGTAGCTCCAATGCCCTCTTCCTGGTGCATGGCCACTACCATACACCAAGTGAAGATCTGCGCCGTCTTATCCCGTTCATCGGCCCGCTGCTGGCGAATGTTCTTCATCTGTTTTGCCATCTCCAATCTTTGCACCCCAAAATTTTTGCCAAGAGCCTTTTTGTTTTGCTGCAGTCCCAATAGTTCTTACACCACTGGCACCGGCCATTGCACAGGAACGCCAGATGTGCTTTCTTGTGCCCTCCTTTGCATTTTTGACCTTCGGGCCCGCCATGTGATTCACAGCCCAAGACCAACCTACCATAGGCAATGCAGCCACAATCAGGATGATTCCGGCCGCATCCACGACCATCGGACTAAAGAAAATTTCACGAATCAGATTCATTAGATTCCTCCGCATTCACTATAAGTCCCGAAATTCCAACGTTCTCTTTTGCATAGCCCACAGCTTCTTCTGCGGATACTGCCCACACATAAGATTTTTTGAGCAGTTCCCTATTACTCACTGGGGATCTATATTCCACTTTGTACTTATGAACTATTTTCCACTGCCGGCGAGGTGCCGATGTTCCCTGCCAATACGCTGCTACCAGTTTTTGCTCTTCTACGCATACCGGGCGCAGCATTCCAAAATCGGGGTGTTCATAAGCTACTTTCTGCAAGGCTTCTTCTACGGCTTTCGGAGTGTTTTCTCCACGAATCCATGCAGAAAACACACATTTTTCTGCCGTATCATTTTTTCTTGCTTCGATTGCGACCTCATAGCACGGCACCCTTATTCACTCCTTTCCTGCCCGCCGATTGAAGTACACCGCCGGCGAAACACCGCGTTCATCACAGTCCTTGTTGTTGAAACTGACGATTGCACCGCAGTTTTTCTTATTGGTGCACCGAACGCATTTCATGCCCGTGACGCTCACGACTTCATAGGTCGGTGCACCGCAGAAAGGGCACTCCCGGCTCTTAGGTTCAATGTGTGCTTTCATTTTTCCGTTCCTCTTTGTTCCATTTTTTCAAGGGCGCATAGTATCCGCACATCACGCAACAGACAATTCTGCGATGCTGTCCTAACAGTACGATAAGTTTCGTCGTCGCGCTTCTAAACGGCTTGCCCCATGCCAAAAAGCCGCTCCCGCATTTAGGACACGGGAGAACCGTACCTGTTTTCTCCATCAGGATCCTCCCCTACGCACCGGCTTCTTGCCGTTCCCAGCAAACTTTTCAGGCCGTTCATCACTCATGCCGCGAGCCAGAACCAGTGCCCTCTGGTCGTTCGGCATCTGGTAGACACAGCCAGTCGAAATGTGCATATACAGGTCATTCAGGACAGCGCGGGCGATTTCCGCTGTTTCATACTGCCCCAGACGATAGACATTTCCGCCTCCAGTGGGTACCGCCTTTATTTCATGCTCAGGACTCACATACGCGCTGGTGCACTGGGCAATGTTCGTGATGGAGTCCCATTTTTTGTTCATGACGTACATTCTGCATCCTCCACATAGCGCCAGCTCTGGGGCGGGCTGGTAATTTCCACAGGCCGCATACCAAACCGTGTCTCTTGCAAGCCAGTGAGTTCTCGCAGGTCGAGTGGTCGGTCATAAATTTTCAAGTTGGAAATGTGCCATCCCCAGCCGGGGTGTATCCCAAGATATTTAGAGAGCTGTTCGTCGGTCAGGCAAGTAGTAAGTTCCTCTCGCTGGACATTTCGGTACTCATCGTTATTTTCTGGCATGGTGTAAACCGGCAAATCCAGACTTGGGGCTGTAAAATTGAACCCCACGCTATCTCTATCGACCTTGTAAACCTCATCGCAGACAAACTCACCAATTACTTTTCTGTCCATCTTCCGCAAGCCCTTTGGTGACCTCATTAGCCATCCGCTATTGCCGGAACAGTAAATGTACACTTTAAACGGCGTTTCGAGCTTTGGGCAGGTCTTGCGCACTTCAACCGTTTTCATCCCGGCCCAAATCAGCTTGCACCAGTTTGGACGGACGCTCAGCAAAACAGCTTTACTCACTTTGCACCTCCCCGCCGTCCAGGTCGCCTTTGAGCTGTTCGAGCTTTTCGAGCACGATCTGCTGTACCTCTTCAGGCTTGCCGACGATCTCAACGAGCTGCGCCAGCATGATGTAAACATCCGCGATTTCTTCCCTGACGCTCTCGTGGGCGACCTTGATCTTCGCACCGTTGCGGTAGTTGAAGGTTACGGCCCGCTGGAGATTGCAGATCGCCTTCGTGAGCTCTGACATTTCCTTGATCGCCATCTGGAGCTGAGGGGCGGTGCCGTACCGATTGATCGCCCGCCGGATGGTACTCAGACCGTAATTAGGAATGACCGGGATTCCTGCATCCTCGTACCATTTGAGCTTTTCCCGCAGGGTCGCGTAGGCCCACAAAATCGTGTAGTGCTCTGCGATCAGTCCGTCAATGCTCTGCTTCGGGTCGTCGAAGAGGTGATCGGTCAGACTTTCGGAGAGCTCCATATCGTTGCAGCCCAGATCGATGCTGCTGCCATGCCCCTTGACGAGCTGCCGCGCGTACTCGGTCAGCGCTATTTCAGGTTGCCGCAGCCATACCCAGCCGTCCTCGCTGACGTCAGTAAAGTTGAGGGCAGTCTGAAAATTGTTC